CTGAGGGATCTTGAAACAAGGCTTATTGCTCAAGGTAAAATGACAGAAGAAGAGAGGTTTGCTTGGCCAAACAATAAATTGATTTTGCTATCTTCCCCTTCTTTTAAATTCGAATACATGTATAAACTTTATAAGCAGTTTATTGATCTTATTTTAGGTCAACATGATTCTCAAAAGCATAATACTGGAGAAGAGGTTGGATCATCTTCTGCTTATAGATCTGTTTTTCAGTTATCTTATGATTTGGCTCCTCCAGAACTTTACGATCAAAATCTTTTAAATCAAGCAAAAGCGACAATGAGTAAGGCTCAGTTTGATAGAGAGTTTGGCGCACAATTCGGAGACGAAGGAGACTCTTACTTTAAGATGAGCCGAATGATGCAATGCACAGTTGCTGAAGGAGATTTCCCTGCTGTAGAAATTATTGGAAACCCTACGGACGAATATATATTGGCATTTGACCCTTCTTGGTCAGAAAGCGAAGAGGCTGACTTCTTTAGTATGCATGTCGGTAAATTGTTAAGATCAGAAAATAAAGTAGCAATTGTTCATTCGTTTGCTCTTACTGGTCAACAGTTGAAAACATACATGACATATTTTCATTATCTTTATACTCATTTTAATGTTGTTGGAATAGTAGGAGATAGAAACGGAGGATTGCAATTTATTAGTTCATGCAACGAAAGTGAATTATTTAAAAATTCAAAAATTGAAATTAAATATGTTGAAGGAGATTTTGATAAATCAGAAGATTATCATGCTGATTTATTAAGAATGAAAGGCTCAATAAATCAATCTGAGCATAAGATTTGTTTTTTAAGAAATCCTTCCTCTTCTTGGATTAGAATTGCAAACGAAATGCTCCAAGCAAGTATTGATCATAAAAGGATTATTTTTGCTTCTGGAGCCTTCTTAGGAGACAAGCATTTTGAAGAACAAAGCAAGGCAGATGTTCCAATTAAAGATTTAAAATGGGAACCAGAATATAGAGCTTCTAATGATGACGCCTGTAAGGTTGATTTAATTGATTATTGTAAGCAAAATATTGAATTAACAAAAATTCAAACATCAAACATTGAAGTTACAACAAGTCCACAAGGAACTCAATCATTTGATTTGCCATTACATATGAGAAAGCAAAGAGGTCCAAATAGACCAAGAAAAGACCTTTATTCATCATTGGTTCTTTTAAACTGGTGGGCCAAGGTTTATTTTGATTCTCTAGAAGTTAAGGAAGAGAAGAGGGTCGTTTCCACCTTTGTTCCTTTTACCATATAAAGTAACTTTTAAAGTTAAAAAAAGTAACTTTTGTGTAGAAACAAATATGCCAAGAAAATATACGAAAAAGAACGATGGATATTGGAGCAACTTATCAAAGGGAAATGCGATTGATAACGTTTCATTTTTAGAAGCTTCCGTTGCGCCAGAGCTAATTGGAGAGGGTTATTATTCAGAAGAAAGTTCCGCTAGTAGATTATCTAGCTCTTCTGGATCAAGAGTTGGAACTAGAGATAATTTAGCTACATCTTCTCTTCTTCGTAAAAGGTTTAAAAATATTGACGACGGACTTCTTCCTTGGGATTATTCCGCAGATGGAGTTTCCGTAAGAGATGCTATCGTTTTATCTCAAAAGGCTTATTTTAATGTTCCTGTTTATAAGTCAACAATTGATTTGTTATCTGAATTTTCCAATTCGGATATTTATTTTAAAAAGAATAGTGGCACTGACAAAAGCCGCCGTTTTGTTGAGGCTTGGCTTAATAAAATTAAGATTTATGATTTAAAGGATCAGTTCTTTAGAGAGATCTATAGAAGTGGTAATGTTTTTATGCTTCATCTTGAGGCAAAAGTTAATACAAATTCTATTAAAGCTTACAGCGAAAATCCTATTCCAACTTTGACAGAGAAAAAGATTCCTGTTAGATATTTGATGCTTAACCCTGCCGATATAGAGGTTACTGAGCAAATGAATTTTGGAGACTATAGTTATGCTAAAATTTTAACAAGTTTTGAAATGGCAAAATTAAGAGATCCAAAGACCGATAAGGATAAAGATATCTTTAATTCATTGCCAAAAGAAGTTCAAGACGAACTCAAGAGAACCAAATCAAATACAAATACTTTTATCATTAATAGGGAAATCCAAATTCCTTTGGATGTTTTAAAACTACACCCCGTGTTTTATAAAAAGCAGGACTACGAGCCTCTTGCGGTTCCCCCCGGTTATTCTGTTCTTGATGACATCAATAAAAAGATGGAGCTAAAGAAAGTTGACCAAGCCATTGCTAGATCAATTGAAAATGTCATTCTTCTTGTTACGATGGGTAATGAGCCAGAAAAGGGTGGCATTAATCATCAAAACTTAAAGGCCATGCAAGAAATCTTTAAGAACAAGAGCGTGGGCAGGGTTTTGGTTTCTGACTATACTACAAAAGCCGAATTTATCATACCCGATCTTCAGAAGGTCATGGGTAAAGAAAAATACGAAGTTTTAAACCAAGATATTCGTGAAGGATTAAATAACATCCTTCTTGGAGAGAGTAAGTATGCCGATACGGAAATTAAATTGAAGATCTTTCTTCAACGTATTGAAGAAGTAAGAGAAAGATTTATCAAAGACTTCTTACAACCAGAAATCAACGATGTTTGTGAGACAATGGGATTAAAGCGTCCTCCTCAAATTGAATTTAAAAGAACAGATGCTTTAAACTATGCAGACATGCAGAGGCTTATTGCGAGAATGGTTGAGCTTGGTATTCTTACTCCAAATGAAGGAATGGATGTTATTGATAAGGGAATTTTTCCAACTTCAGAAGAGCTTGGACTTGATCAATCAAAATTCGTTTCTGAAAGAAAGAAGGGATACTGGTCTCCATTGGCATTGGGAGGTGGAATTGGCCAAAACCAAGAACCTCAAGCTCCTTCTCGAAATTCTTCTAATCCAACTGTCTCTTCGCCAACTGGAGGAAGGCCAATGGGAACTGGAGTTGAAAAACAAAGTAAAGCAAAATTTGCAGTTGATTCCATTAAGTCTTCATTGGAAGATATTTCGAAATTCCAATCAGAAGCGGAATCTTTTTATAAGCAAAAGCTTTCATTAAAGAATTTAACCAAAGAAAGAAAGAAGGTTATTTCTGAAATTTGTTTAGCAATTGTTCAAGGATGCGAAAAATCAGAATGGAAAGGCAAGCTTGAAGAAGTCGTTGTTAATCCTTCTGTTTTAACCTCTTTAGGTGTAAACGATGGAATCTTGGAAATTTCTAATGAACACAATTTGTCGTTAGAGGCTTCATCAATTTTATTTCATTCTCAAAATCTTAACTAATTTATCACAATGTGGAAAGAAGAATCAACCTCTAATTTATCAACTAATTTAATTGGCTCAATTAGAGTTATTAAACCAGAAGAAATGAACAAATATGGAGTTACCGAAAAAGCGGTAGCTTCTGCTAAGAAGAGTTTAATGCCAGAATCTTTTGATGCAGAAAAAAATATAGATGTTCTTCCTGTTGTTTTTAATTTAGCTGTTGTAAATAAGTTTAATCAAAACGACGACGGCATTAAAACTTCAGTTGCTATGGATCTTGTTAAACAATTTATTAACAAGCCAATAAATGTTGAACACATGAAAGATAAGATCGTTGGTCATATCATCAATGCCTCTTTCTCTGATAAGCAACCAGAATACGAAGACAACGAGATTGAAGCTTACAAAGACCGCAAAGATCCTTTCTACATTACTGCGGCAGGTATTATTTATCGCCATATTTTTCCTTCTCTTTCTGAGAAATTAATTCAAGCCTCTGATCCTGATAATGAAAATTATCAATCACTTTCTACTTCATGGGAGGTTGGTTTTAGAAACTATGCATTAGCATTTGGAGAGGGATCAATGGAAGAAGTTGAAGAAATGGACGAAGAAGATGAAAATTATTCTAGTTTAAAAGGCAATTTAAAGGCTTATGGTGGAACGGGTTATTCTAACAAAGGTAGAGTCAGAAGAATAATCAACGGCCCCGCTTATGCTTTAGGCGTTGGTATTACAGAAACTCCAGCAGCAGAAGTCAAGGGATTATATGTTCTTATTGAAGACGAAGAAGACGAAGAAGACGAAGAATACGAAGAAGAAGAAGAAAAAGAAGAGGAAGAAATGGACGAAGAAAATGAAATGGAAGAAGAAAATGACAAATTATTTTCCCAAGAATATAAAAAATCTGTAAAAGCTAACAAATCATCATTTTCAATGAACGAACAACAATTTAATCAGCTTATGGCGAAACTTCAAGAAGGTAAAGCTTCTTCGGAAATCGCTCTTCAAATCAAGAAAGTTTTTGACGAACAAAACGAATGGAAGTCACAAGCTGATGCCAACAAAAAGGATCTTGAAAAAGCCTTAGCCGAATTAGACTTGGTTAAGACTGAATTCGAAAAAAACAATTTAGAACTTGGATCAATCAAGGAAGAAATCGAAGCAAAGGCTGCTGCCGATTTATTCAATGCCAGAGTTAAGGCTATTCTTGATAAGTATGAATTAACCGAAGCTCAAGAAAAGATTGTTATCGAAGATGTTAAGAATTTGGATTCTTCTGAAGCCTCTTTTGAAAATTTCAAAACAAGAGCAGAAGTTCTTTTTGCAAAACAAGATAAGGAAGCAATCGCCTCTTTAGAAGAAGCAAAGAAGGCTGAAATCGAAAAGGCTGCTGAACAACTTTTAGAAAGCAAAGCTTCCAAGCAAGACGAGGTTGAAACCGAACTTGAATTGGAAGTTGAAGAAATCGAAGCTTCAACTCTTCCAAACAATACTGGAGGACATACTAACGAAGAAACTCTTTTACAAAAGATCAAGAAACATGGTCTTCAATTTCAAACCGCATAATTTAATTTTAACAAACAAACATCATGGCACAACAAATCACACGCCTACTCCCCAACCGCAGCATTAATGAGAAAGATGTAATCAATGGTTACGCTTTCGATTCAAATTCCGGCGAGGCCGGAACCTTTGTCAAGGTTTCTGCTGGCAATTTGACTCTTGATCCCGTGGAATACGGAGATTTTGGTCCTTTTGCTAACAGCCTTGGTAATGCTAAATCTCAATATCCCTACGTCCCTCAACAGGTCACAGCAGCCGGAACTGGTGATGCTTATGCCATTATCGGCATGATCTTAAGAGATGTTAGAGAAGTTGACGAAAATGGTGAAAAACTTCTTTACTACCCCCAGAAGAAGCAAGACCTTCAATGCGTCCTTTCGGGCGAAGCTGTTCCTATCGCATCCAGAGGCGTTGTCGAAATCAATGTTCGCGGTCTCGCTGGCGGTGTCTGCCCAAGTGTTGGACAGGCTGCTGTTGTGGTTGCTGGTGGTAAAATTACTGGCGTGGCCGTCGGCGCTTTGACTACTGGTCAAAGAG